TTATGTGCCAGGAGTAAGTAACACCAGTGTGTCTGCTAATTTAATTTATACTACCAAAGCTAGTTTGTATGCTACATTTGATATTTTGAAAGTAACAAATGGGTTTTACGTAAAGGAAAAAGGTCAACCTTCTAGTAGTTATGTTATACAAGGATTTTTGCCTAATACTCCAGATACAAGTGTACTTTACTACCAACCGCATTCATATGTAATAAAAAGTTCTAGATCAGTAAATAAATGGAGAGGTATTGTAAAAAGTACCATACATCCTGCAGGGACAGAGGTTTTCGGTGACGTAGTATTAGAAACAGTTAATGATAACAAAATATCTGACACTGGTAAATCAGAAATTTCTGATTACTTATCAGTAACAGCAGATAATGTTTCCGATGAATTTTCAGCAGATAGTATTTCTATTTCATTGGCTCCAACATTACCAAGAAATTATTCTAAGACTACCTCTTCTGGTACAGTCACTTTGCCAATTACGGCAGATCATGTAAATATAGTATTCGGTTATCTTTAATAAATATTTAAAATGCCACAACTTATAACAACAAATTTTAGAGTATATCAAGCATCGGAGTTTGTAGAATCCTTTGCGGATACATCTAACAATAGCATCTATACCTTCATTGGAAGATCATTGCCTTGGGCAGATGAGAATTCTCCTCCTTCGCCCTCAAACAACTTTAATTCTGAAAGAGAAGCATGGGAAAGCGTAGTTTCTTTGAAAAAGGTCAATTCTAATGATGTGAGACAGGTTATACCGAGATATGATTGGGCGGCGGGAACCATTTATGCAAGATATAACGATAGAGACACTAATCTTTTTTCTAAACAATTCTATGTTTTAGTTTTGCCAGAATATAAGGTATATCTTTGTATAGACAATAATAACGGCGGACAATCTTCCGTTAAACCTACAGGAATTTCTACATCAATATTTAATACTGCTGACGGTTATAAATGGAAATATTTGTATTCATTATCGGATACCGACATTCTTAAATTTTTAACTAGATCATATATGCCGGTTAACATCAATAGTGATGTATCAGCTGCAGCAGTAGGTGGACAAATACAAAGTTTTATTATCTCAGATGGTGGCAGTGATTATTCAAGTACATCGACTCTTACTCTTCAAGGAAACGGTAGTAATTTTGCTGGTACTCCTATAGTTTCAGGTGGTTCTATTACGGGAGTGACTATTACTAATCCTGGATCGGGATATTCTTATGCGAATGTTACTGTTTCGGGAACAGGCAGCAACGCTTTATTGATACCTATTCTATCTCCATATAATGGACATGGTAAAGATTTACATGAAAATTTAGGTGCATTTTATGTCACTATAAATACAAGATTGAATTACTCAGAAGGAAGTGGTGATTTCCCAGTCCTCAATGAGTATAGAACGGTTGGATTGATTAAAAATCCTTTAGATAGTAATAGTAATGTTGCCACTTCTACTACGTTATGCGCTACAACAAAATTAATAGCTGCTCCTTTATCAGGGACATTTAGCTTGGATGAATCTTTAGTAAGTAATGTAAATTTATCTAACGTTACTATACTATCAGCAAATGTAGTTTCTCCTAATGTAGAATTGCATGTTTTACCGTTAGGAAACCAGTTAAACAATAGTATTGCATTTTCTGTCGGTAATGGTATAACTGGGCAATCTTCAGGAGCCACTGGCAGAATTCGCCAGGTAATAAATCCTGAAGTTAAAAGATTTACTGGGAAGGTGTTGTATATAGAAAATCGTCCCCCGATAACCAGATCATATGATCAGGCAGAAAACATTCATATTGTAATAGAATTTTAAGGTAAAAAAATGGCCGTTAATTTAAATAGCTCACCTTACTACGATGATTTCGACGAGAATAAAAACTATCAAAGGATTTTATTCAAGCCTGGTGTCTCAGTGCAGTCTAGAGAACTTAATCAAGTTCAATCTATTTTACATAATAGTATATCTAAAACTGCAGATGGTGTATATGGTGACAATGCAAGAATTACTGATGAAATTTCTAGCTATACAATATCGAATAGAGATAAAGGCCAAAATATCCTTTCGGTAAAGGTGCAGGGAACTGGTTCCAATGTTGCATCGTATGTGGGTAAATATTTAACTGGCGCTACTACAGAAACAACTGGTATTATTAAATTTGCCTATTCCAAAGATGAGGAAAATCTAGGCGACCCTACCACATTAGTTATTCAAGTTGAAAGATATTCCGGACCCATAGAATTTGCATCAGGTGAAACATTAAGAATCTATAATAATATCACTGATGCTTATAATAAAAATAATAATATAGCTGCAACTTTAACTGCAGAATTTGATCTTAATATAACAGGGTCTGCAACTATACCCGAATACAGTGATGAATTTACTTTGTCTAGTAAATCTGGAGATATACAAGTTGGGGATCAATTAGTGTTTCCAAACAGTAGTTATGGAAAAGAATTTTATGTTACTAAAGTTGTTAATAATACTATAAAGTTAAGTGATACTATTAAAACAAATGTGACATCTGGTATTACATTAATATTTAAAAGAAGAAATACTGTTAGAACTTCTATAGTAACGGTTTCTTCTGGTAGATATTATAAGAAAGGTTACTTTATAAAGATTGCATCACAATCAATAGTGCCCGATAAGTATACAGAATATCCAACTAAATCTATTATTTTAAAATATAGTGAGGATATAATTGATTATACTACTGATAGTACTCTTTTAGATCCTGCGTTTGAAAGTTCTAATTATCTTGCCCCTGGAGCAGATAGATTTAAAACATCTTTGACTATTTCTTCTGTAGATTTAGACGCCAATAATTTACCAGATACTACAGATGATTTCGTTGAAGTAGTGAGATTTTTAGAAGGTAGAGAAGAATTTGCTGAAAATGCTAGAAATTATTTGCCTGTTTATTTAAATAATATTTTAACTGAAAGAACTTACGACGAATCAGGTAACTACGAAATTATTCCTTTTAGAATGGTGCCAAGAGGTTCTACTGCTGACGACACTAGTGCCAAGTTTAATATAAACAAAGGTAAAGCTGTTGTAGGTGGACAATTTATAGAAACCAGTGGACCCACTGAAATATCTATAACTAAAGCAAAAACTTTTAGATCATCTGAGGACATTTTTGTAAATGCCAATCAAGATGAATATATCATTATTGACAATCCATCATTTGGTTATACTGACCCTACTAGAGTAAAATTATTTGACGTGTTAGAAGCACATAGTACCAGAGATAGATCTGCTATGTCAGCTTCAACATTGGTTGGGCATATAATTATAAAACATATGATTTATGATAGCGGAGAAGGCAATAATAAACGATATAGATTATATCCTTATTGGTACTATCAATCATCAGCTACGCTTGGTGTTCGTAATATAAAATCATTGATCAGTAAAAATAATGTATTTTCTTCATTAGCTAATAATACTGGCACATACACTAATCCTAAATTTTTTGCTAATGTAAACGTGACTAAAGGGTTAGAAGTAGTTAATGGTAATGAATTGATGCTTGGATTTGAATTAGGTCCAAGAAAACGAGCTATTTTTCCTATCGATTCGAAATATATTAAAAACATTTCCAATATACGTGTCTATCATAGTAAAAAGATAGAGAGTCAAACTGTTACCGGTAGTTCTGTTACCATAACTCTATCTGGTACAGAATATTTTGTCGGTAATGCTGGAACTTTGAATGTAGATACAAAAAGAAGAAACTATCAATTGTTGGTTCGTTCTACTAGCTCAGGAAGTCTAGCGGCAGGTGAACCTATAGATGTTGATGCTATAACTATGTCGTTGGATAGTAATAAACAAGTGTTGACAATAGGGTTGTCTAGTTTGTTAGTGACCGGATCAATAGACTTATATCTAATTATTTACAATAGTGAATTAGGAAGAAAAACTAAACATTTGAATATAAATGTTCCTTCTGAACCTATTAGTATTATGAACTCCAATTTGCCTTATAGTATTTTTAAGTCAGATATATTCGCATTGAAAGGTATTTATTCTATAGGTAGTAATTCTTTTCATAGAAATTATAATCAAGCTATTACATATTCCACTAATGATTTCGTGATTAAAGACGGAGCTGTATATAGAGCCAAAACTGGTTCTACAGGACAGCCTGTTACTAATACAACCTATTGGGAAAATGTGCCCAAAGAATTAGAGTCTGCGTTTACTTTTGATAACGGGCATAGAGATTCGCATTATGAATTAGCAGCTATAACTTATAATGGTAATATTACAAATTACAATCCAGGTAACGTAGTAGTTGTTGTGGATCATTTTACTCATAGTGGTTCTGGAGTAATTGATTTTTCATCATACCCTACAAGCGTTCAAAATAATATTCCATTGTTTCGCTCAGAAGATGGAACATTATTTAATTTGAGAAATTGTTTGGATTTTAGACCTAAGAAAAATGACACTAATGTAGCAGCTAATTTCTGGGCAGACAACAATTCAAATACATATCTTTTACCAAACCCTGTATTAGAAAATGCTGTCCAATTAGACTTTGAATATTACCTGCCAAGAATTGATCGTTTATATTTACAAAATAGAGCATCAACTAAGGACAAAAAAGGATTCAATTTTTATATTGAATCGGGTATTCCCGATGTAACTCCTAAACCCCCTGCAGACAATTCTAGTAAGGATAAATTATTACTAGCTACATTAGTTATTCCTCCATTTACTAGAATAGCAAGTGATATTTCTATTTTTTATAATAAGTCTCCTAGATATACTATGCAAGATATATCTACACTTGATAAAAGACTTACGAATTTAGAAAAAAGAGTTAAAAAACAAGGACTAGATATAGTAGCATTGAATAATCAAATCTACGATGGGGGCAACACTGCTAATCTATTGTTTAAAACAGGTATACTGGTTGATGATTTCTCTTCTACAAGCGCTAATGATATCAAACAACCTCATTCTACTTGCTTAGTAGATCCTACTACTAAAGAATTAAAACCGCCGTTTTCAGTTGTTAGACATAGCTTGTTTTTTGATACTCAACCAGATCTAAATGTGGAATATGACTTAGTATCATTTAAGTACACCGAAGAATCATTGATATCTGTAATTGAAGCAACTAAAGAAGTAGTAAATGGAAGTACTACAGTTAGTGATGTAGATCCTAATCCTGGTGCTGCCAAAACTGCAGGAAGTGGGTCTTTAAGTTCTCCTACAGTATTTGCTACAGATGTGGGCGGTGGTGGGCAAAATGGCGGAGGAGGTAAAATCTCAACCGACGAATTATTTGGTTCATTTGGTACTGATAAAAATATCGGTAACACCAATGACTTTACTAATGATTTATTTAAGGTTGGATCGGGTTCACAAATTGCTTCGGCTTCTGCTGGAAGCGAAATTATATCTACAGGAATTCAAGATATAGTAACAGAAGTAGCAGAAGAAGACAGATCTAATTTTTCAGCAGCTAGTGCATCTAATACTGCTGATTCTTTGACAAACGATTCGGCATTAAGTATGATAGCAGAAAGATCAGCATCTGAAATTTCTGGATCAGGTATAAAGAGTACGATTATTGGTATGGCGGAGAATTTGGCCACTAAAGTAATTCCATAAAGGTATAAAATGTCTTTAATTAACACTTTTGAAGCTCTATCCACAACTAGTGTACAACAGGCGTACGTAGATTTAGTGGGTAAAATTTTAGATGACACTCAAAGAAATACTGCCAATGGCAACGTAAGTTATCAATGGTTAACTAATGCCATGGTTGATACCTCTTTAATATTAAAAGCAGATTCCTTTAGAGTATCAGGTGTAGATAAAGTTGACTCTACAATTTATTGGGCCAATGCGTGGTTGACCCATAAAGGGTCGGGTTTTTACGATGCAGGAAACGTAGAAGCGTTTAATGTTATGCCCGGCAACGTAGGTGCTAATGTTTTTGTTACAAATAGCTTTAAAGTATTAGTACCAGAAAAAGATTTTCGATCTGCCAATAGCATACTCGGCTCTAATGGTTTAGTTACTGGATCAGCATTTTTAAGTACTTTTGTAAATCAAACTATAGCAAATTCAAATGTGTATGCTAATTTGGGTATCAATACAGGTGTAGATTTTGCTTTATCAAATAATTATTTGACCTATTATGATTTTAATGCGAATAGTTTTGAAATACAAAACAGTTTATATCTTACTGAATCAGCTATTGAATTAGCTTTTGCTAAAAATAAAACAGATGTATCAGTTCATATATTAGGCGGAGGGGGAATATAATGTCCTCAGCATTAGTTCACCAAGAATTTTTTATTCAAACAGATTACCCATTTCAGCAGATTTTTATTGAAATCAATGGTGTAGATTTTACTAATTGTGCTTCTCAGAAAGGAAAAACTTTTTCTGAACCATTGATAACAGATCAAGAAGGTAGACTAAATGGTGATCTAATAATTTTTGATCCATTAGGGTTGAATATTCTATCTACCCCTGGTATAGTAAATGTCAATTTCGTTGTTAGAGAAGAGATAGAAGAACCTGTTATTTTCAGAAGAACTGAAGGTAATAGAAATTTTCAACTTAACGGGAGCGGGGCTGGCGGCACTACCATATCAACTAGAAAAGTAGTAGCTGCTACTTTGCCGATGAAGATTATTACTTCAGGTATGGATAGTAAACCAGTAGTTGATGTTGGAGCACAAAATCCAATATTAACAAATGATCCTGGTACTACTAATACTATTAACAATACTGAAGTATCTGTAAAAGAAAATACTAGTAGTTCTGTTTTATTACCAATGGCTCAAACATTTTTTGTTGATGCATCAACATATCCTAACGGTGTGTTTACTACATCTGCAGAATTGTATTTCTCTGAAAAATCTACTAGTGATTTGCATGTTATGGTTGATCTAAGAGAAGTCATAGATGGTGTACCAACTACAAGACAATTATCAGGATCTTATTCTACACTAAATAAAAATAGCATACAAGTGCCTACTAATGTTAGTGATGGTCCAACAGTTGCTACTAAATTTAAATTCGCCCATCCAATTTATTTGCATCCCGGTAAAGAATATGCTCTTACAGTTAAACCACCTGACGAAAAGTATAAAATATTTACCAACGTTGTGGGCGGATTGAGATTAAACAATGGTACTACAGTTTCAACAAAACAACCAAATGTTGGAAAACTTTATAAGTTAACTAACACGTTGTCCCAAGTAGAAGAACAATCCACATCTTTAGTATTTAAAATAAATAAAGCAGTTTTTGAAACAGGCTCTAAGAGTTTTGTAAAACAAACATCTAAATTGAATCCTATAAGATTTGACTATAATTTAACAGAAATAGATGTTGTGCAAAAAGTTTTTGGTTCAGATGCATTGACTTCAGTGGATATACAAACTAAAAATTCTTTAACTAATTCAACAGTAGATTATGTGAATGTACCATGGAATTCTCCTTATAGACATAGTCAAATAAAGACAATTACAGAACAAGGGGATGTGAAAGTACGAGTGATTCTCACTAATAAAGATAAAAATATATCGCCTATTGTAGATACTTCTTCTTTAGCTTTATATACTATTAAGTATGAGATAGATGATATTGATTCTGCGTCAACTATTAGAGAATCAGAAAAACACTCTGATTTAAAAAGTAATTTAGGTAAAGCAAAATATATTAGTAAAATTGTTACATTAAATCCTGATTTTGATTCAACAGGGATGGAAATTAAACTTGATGTGAATAGAAAAAATAATACTGATGTAGATGTTTTTTGTAGAGTAAAAAGTAGCTTGGACAATGGAGTAGATTCAACTATTGAAAAAAGACCTTGGAGATATGTACCGCTTTACAGTTCTGCAAATTCTGTTAGTACATCATCCACTAACTATTCAGTTATAAATCCTTCTAAAGCAAGTGTGGGTACAAGTGAAGTAGCATATGTTTCTGAAACTTATAGGATTTTAGAATCAGATGCATCAAATTTAGCGTATACTGCAGATGTGGGAGGCGTAAACGCTTATTTTAATTCGTTCAATCAATTCCAAGTGAAAATTGTAATGTATGGCGATAATGAAAATTCTTTAGTTCCCAAGGTGAAAAATCTTATCGCAACTGCGGTGTTATGATGCTTGTTAAGTTAGAAAACGAAAATTCTTTTGCTAAAAATTTGATTAACAACTCTTTAATCAATAATGATACTTCTGCATTATCAGAATATAAAAGTAAAAAGAGAATGAATAACAAAATGAACGAACTACAATCCGAAATAAATATTATGAAATCTGATATAGCAGAAATAAAATCACTTTTACATCAATTAGTTAAATCTAATTAGACGGAAAAATAAATGGCGATTAGTAACGTAAATATTGGTAGTGGCGCAAATGATGGATCAGGCGATCCATTACGCACCGCCTTTCAAAAAATTAATGATAATCTTTGGTATTTAGAAGCAACTAAAGGAACAGGTGGTGGAGGGGGCGGAGGTGG